TACCTTCGCGGTTGATCTCGTCAGATTCATCAGTGCTTGATTGAAACGCTGACGCTGTGCAGTGATGGTGTACAGTGCCCAGCATTAGGTCAGGGTAGTTAGTTCGTTGTGCTTTGTACGCAGGGTCATTGGGTAATGACTTGACGGTCATGCCGTTGGTCTGCTGCGGCGGTAGCCACCACGACCAAGGTTGCTTGGCTGTGGTGTCGTAGAACAAAAAGATAAGTGCTTCTGATTTGAATTTATCTTGTGTTTGTTTCATGCAGTGCATAATGTCGTGCCACATACTCATAGGTATTGGCTTACCATGAAACTCGGGGGTGATGTTTTCGATAGTTGGAACCTCGACTTCTTTGAATACAGTAAAAAGGTCAGAAGTTACTTTCTCGTATACTTTGTCGTCTACAATATACATTAGGCTAGCTTTAGTTTTGTAAGGTCACCGACTGTGATAGTCTGTAACCGTGAGAAGGTTGATTGAAACTCACACGGCATATACTCAACATGGTCAGTTGGTTGCATACCGTGCCAAGACCACAGCAAGAAGTTGCCGAAGCCTGCAGCTACTTGATTTGCAATAGCAAGCTGTGGGTCGGACTCAAGTGCAACACCCTGACAGTTGACTGGGCTGCCTGATCGGTCAGTTGCAATCTCAGGGTAACGTGCGTATGGGTGCATGTGTGGGAAGTCGTGCACAAGCTTAGGATCATAGTAGAATGCTTGGCTTGTGTGATACTCGTTAGCACATACAAGGATTGGTTTGTTGCATTGGATTGCTGCTTCGATGGATGCTTTGCGTGCTGGGTGGTTGTCTACGCAGCAGATGATTACATCGCAGTCGTTGAAGAAGAATTTGTATTCAGTATCAAGTATGTCTGGTGTTAGATACTCAGATACAGCAGTGCCTTCGTTTTTGCGAAAGTTGTACAACTTCATGAGTGCACGTGCTTTAAATTCACCAACTTGGTTGTTGCGAAACAACTGTCGATCTAAGTTGTGTTTTTCCAGTCGATCACCGTCAAAGATTGTAAGATGTAGATCGAAACTGTTTTTAAGTGCGGGTAGCATGTAACTGGTTACGCCACCTGCACCGACAATGACTGCTTTAAGTTTGGGTTTCATTTAATATTTGATATAGTTTTTGGTTATCGTTGTTTGGTTCTGGGGTGTAAGCTTTGATGTAACGTAGGATTGCACCACGCTTACGACCACAATCAGGCAAATCCTTGGCTACGATCTTGAGTAAGGTACGTAGATCCTGAGCACTGAGACCGTGGTCGATGTCGTAAGTATCAAGATGACGTTTTGTATCTTCTTCGATATGACCTTTGGTTCGTGCAATGTAACGATTACCTTCACTGTGTATCTGCTCTATGTAATTGTGAGCAGATTGGTATACAGGATTGCGCGAGTTTAAGGATTCGCTTAGCGATTGGTATTGATCATCCATTGTGTGTATTCCAGGATTGGTTCTAGTCGTGGCTCTAAGAAGAAACGATTACCTTTAGGACCTGTTGGTGCGTCAGGCTCATCTATGTCTAGCGTGTTGCCATGACGGTCAAACCTAACATACTTAGCTTCTAGGTCGGTCATCATACGTAAGTCGTTGTTACAGTTACTGTTTTCAAGTTCGTGTTGATTAACTGCAATCAATTCTTGAGTTGAGTCACCAACATTTGTGAAGTTCTCACCAGTGCAAATCTTACCACAGTCAAAGACGTTTGGTAGATTTGGTATGAACGAAGTTTTTAGTTCTGGATTGTACAGAAACACAAACGGTGCATCTTCTTGAACTACTCTTTCGTCGGGAAGTATGTATTTATGCGTATACATAAAGAACATTCTATACCCAAGTGCAGATGGATCCCAACGTAAGCCTTGACCGTCGTTGAAGCTGCTGGTCTGGATTTGATTTTCGTTGACTGTTTGGAACGGCAATCTATTAATACCTAAGCAGTATGTGTCTGGACGATCTGGTATGGGTTCCAGTACTGCGCCACGAAATCTAAAGAACGGAACTTCTTTGAATAAGTAGTGTTTTTTGGTGCCTGTGAATGATGCGATGTACGTGCTTGGCGCAATAGGTATATCGGTGACATGGAAAACAGGTCTAGCTTTTACACGTTGTACAGCTTGGTCCTGGGACTGAATCAGCGTGGTGACAACTGTACGTTTGTAAAAGTTGCCATCAGACTGAAGGATGATTTCTTGTTCGATTGGATTTGACATAATAATAAAGAAAAGCCTGCCACCCCGTTTGAGGTGACAGGCAACACAATGACGTATAACTACTAACTTCTACGGGTTACGTAGAAATTTAAGCTTTGCTTGAGGCTTGCGGCTCAAGTGTAATTGAGTCGTAGTTCTCAACGAGTGCATCAGCTGGTAGTGTATTACCATTAGATACAGCAACTACAGCTTCAGGAGCTGATAGTGCCATGCGGATCGAACGATCCCCGAGTATGTCACCTACTGTGACACCTGATTCGAAGCCGCGGGTTACAGAGTTTGTAAGCCCGTAGCGGATTGTTACATTAGTCATGTTTATTTTGGGTTGTTGTGTTGTGTTGTGCTCATATGAGCGAGAAATTGATTGACAAGAATGATTTTGAACACCAATCTAACATTACAACCCATCCACTCGGTGTTGTTTATTGTTATTCATGTTCATTGTTGTGTTCAGCCCCCTTGCTTTTGGGTAAGGGGGCTGTCTCATTTACGGTTCTTTGTATTTAACTATGATGCGCACCATGTCTGGTGAGCGAAGTTTGCGTAGAGCTTTATCTTGTATTTGACGTGTACGTTCACGGGTGATACCGTACTCAGCACCAATCTCCTCGAGAGTATGTGGGTTACCATCGTCAAGCCCAAAGCGTAAGTATAGAATATTACGCTCTATTGGAGTGAGCTTGTCGAGTGCTGCTTGTAGATCTAGTTCCATATGTGTAAAAGTTGGGGATGGCAGATTTCTTCTCACTACCTCACGCAAATCCCCGTTGCGATCCGTATTAACGCTACGGCTGTTCGTTTTAGCTCCATCTCAAGAGCTTCATGAAATTGTGTGCCCCCCGCTCCACCATGAAAGCGGGAGGCACTGCCCCGTTTGAGGCATTGTTGCTAGTGTCGTCTCCGACGTTCAACATCTCTTAGAACCTTGTACGTATATCTTGTGAGGGCGCACTTTATTACGTCTAGGGCGAGAGGGACGATTGCGACTAGCATTGTTTGCAGTACTCGTTTCTTCATCATGATAGAGTTTGCTACGAGCCCATTTCGGTGTGCAAGCAAACAATTGAAGCACGCTGGTAATTAGCGTGATCCAAAGTCCAGTGAAGAACGCAGTAATCATCCCAGCGAACGTGCCTGCAAATAGTACAGGTAGTCCGAAGGTTGTTGCCACGTCGAGTGGTTTGCGTATTTTGAGCGTGCGGCGAAGCCCCAGTGTTCGTGTGAACACCAGGACAATGCCGACCGCTGCGAAGAATGAGAAGAGAACTAATTCCATTTTACTTTGTGTTGAACTTTTGTTTGATACGTTGTTTGAGACGGTTACGTGAGTCAGCGTTGCTGCCGACCTGCACATAAACGCCAAGCAACGCATCCGCTTCGCGTTCGCTGTTGAACAGTGTTTTGCGCAGCGTGCGTTTTTTGGCTGCTGTGCGATATGATGGCTCTGGTAGTGACTCTGTGTAGAGACCGCCGAGGACACCAGTTGCACCGCGACCACGGTCTTGGTAATCGGATTTCATTTTGTCTTCCCAGTCGTCTGACTTGGGTGGTGTGCCGAGGAAGCGAGCATCATCAGGATCACACTCAGGTGATTGATAGAACGATTCATCGTACTCACGTTGTATTGCTTCTTGGTCCGCTGATTCTAAGGATTCATGTTCAAGGAATGATAGGTTGTTACGTTCGTGTGTTTCACCGAAGTTAGTGTAAGCTGTAATGTCACAGCTTGTGTATTTGATAGCTTTGTCAACGACTTCAGTTGCATTGTCAGCTAACCATTGATCGGAAGCGTGACGGAAGAACTCTGCAAGTCGTGGCGATGAACCAGCTACTTGGTCATAGATACGTTCACGGATTGCTAAGCGTTGGTGGCGTTGGCACCGCAGCGGTCTACCGAACAGGTCACGGATAGTCTCGATAGCGTCTTGCTTAGCTTGATGTTCCATAGCTTGCACGCAGGACATATCACCAGCGAGTCGGTCATCCTTAGGATTGGAATGAGCCTGGTAGCTGGATTCGTTGTCGGCAAGCCATTGATCAACGATTATCTGAACCATTGTATCGTCAGTGTCACGTTCGAACACGGTATCAGCTGTGTCACGCTGCAGGTGACGAGCGTGCTGACGTGCCGACGAATACAAGTTACGCCAGAGGTTTTTGTTTTCAACTGAATAACGATCAGTGTTGTGAATCTCAATGATGAGCCATGCGATGTAGTCTTTATTATACATATATGTGTGTGTTTTTGTTATGGTGAAATGTAGCTCGTATCACACGCGCTACGCCCCGACGAGCGCGTGTGATACGAGTATATATTGACTGGTATGATTAGTCTTTTGACCAATCATCTGGAAACTCAATGGAACCATCCTCGCACATTCTTTCGTACTTATCGTACATTTTGTCTATTTTGTGCTGTTGGTAGATATACTTTATAAGCTGGTAGCTGATGTACACAAGCATACATCCTGCTACGGACATACAGAATACGATGATATTTAGTATTATTTCCATTTTTGGTTTTGGTTTTGTTTGGGTTAACCTACTTCAACGATTTCATTTCCATCGCTATCAGACACATACACACATCCCATTACGTCGTAGTTGTCGAGTATATATTGGCTTGTCTTGACTGCTTCTTTCATGGTTGACGCTTCTTCGAATCTTTCTTCATTTGGTGCGTCTTGGATATAGTACATTAGGTTATATGTTACTTGTGTTTTCATAATAGTATATATTGGTTTATTTTGTTTTTTTTATTATCAAAGAAAAAGGTTGGGGGCTGTTGCCAACCCCCAACCTAGGAGCTTAGCCGACTATGAAGGAGTCGCTGTAACCGTTCTCCCAAACGATGGTCTCAACTGTGACCGTTGCTCCTCTCTTGTAGGCACTAGCGTCCCACAGCTTACAGTATTCGCCATCCGAGTTGCGGAGGACTAACGCGTAGTCATCAAGAGCAGCTGGCTGACGGCAGGACATTACTGTCCATGCAGATGAGGTGAGCTGAGGTGCGGCTTTGGTTTTTGTGGGCTTTGCCATATTTCGTCTTTCTATTAGTGGTTCTGGTTTTATTGAGCGTCATGCTCGTGAAGAAAATCCTGTCAAGGTGGAGATTTTCACACGAATCGGAATCCGATTCATGGAGAGGAAGCTTGATGTTGCGGACAGATCATCAGCCACTAACCCAGTTAATTCACGCTTCTAAAGAAAATTCTACCTTTACAGGATTTTTAGAGCATGACGCTCAATAAAACCATGGTTCCAATAGAAAAGAAATATGAGCAAAACCCAAAAAGCACAGCCGTGCCTCACGGTTACCCATCAGCATGAGACAGAAATGACCTGCCGTCATCCAGCTCCTTGATGACCGCGTTAGACCTCCGCTACTCGGATGGCGTTCTACTGTGCTGTGGGACGCTAGTTGCCTACAAGAGCAAGGACAACGAGTCACAGTTGAGCCCATCGTTTGGGTCAGAACGGTCAGCGAGTCCTTCATAGTTGGATCAGCCCTACGGTTGGAGGGTTGGCAACAGCCCCCATCCTTTTTCGGGGTGGTGTTTTGGGCTCCGTTTTTCCCGATAGGGTGCCGAAGTTGGCATTTTCTTCCGTTGCGTTTATTCTGCGGATGTAAGCTACTGAACACCAACGACATATCCGTCACAGTCTCTGTTGATAATGGTCGGGGAGTCTGGAGGTGCATGTAGATTGTTTCTGTTGATCGCGTACTGCAGAAGTGCCCCCGACCATGGACCGCGGCACTTTGATTGGGGGTCATGGGGGAACTTCGGATCGGGAACAACAAGGAGTCCCTACCTGCGTATCCAATTTTCAAATTTTGAGATTTTCTGGGGGCTAGCCCCTAGGTTTTGAACAATTGTGGAACACTTGGTACACCTAGGGTACACTTTGTGGTACACTTTTCAATGTTATAAGTCTGTAGCTTTATCAACGACTTATGTAATATGGAACAGAAGGTACACTTTTTTGAGAGACGTAAACCAAAAATTATTTTTCCCAGAAAAAAGTGTACTTTGTGTACCAGAATCTGTAAGTCCTTTATATTCATATAATAGAATTAGGTACACCCCCGTGAAAAAAGTGTACCACAGGTGTTCCAAGTGTACCACGGTGATTTACACTTGACACGGCGTATGCAAAGATTCATATGTATGACGTGGACGAAAAAGCCGTTAAGGTTACAGATAAACGAACGTATGCTTCTGGACGGAAACCGAAGCAGGTGGTTAAGCAACAGAATGCCAAGCGCAGCAGGTGCCATCGTAAACGCATGAAGGCAGAAGATGATATGAAGGTAGCCCAGAAAGAGCTAGCCAAGGTTGAGAAGCAGCTAACAGTCAAGGAGCAGTTTCTTGATATGATGAGCAAAGCTCCGACTCCTGCCCAGCAGCGTAAGGCACTGCTTGCAATGTTTGCAGAGCGTGGCATTAACCCCATCGAGGAGCTGATGAGTTTTACAGCAGACGAAGAAGTACCCGTAAAAGAGAGGATTGCAATTTGGAAAGAGCTCGCAAGTTACACGCAGCCCAAGCTCAAGAGCGTGGATGTCCAGCAGAACATCACTGGTGAGATGAAGATTATGACAGTGGACTATAGTGCAGTGACCAAGACTCAGCTTAGCGACATGGTGCACGCAGAGGTGATTGACAACGACGAGGACTATGATGAGTTTATAAGTGATGAGGACAAGAATGAGTAACGACCCGATCAAACATGCCCAGGCGATACTCGGAGAACATTGCCGAAACTATGTCATCATTGCGTCTACAGACGAAGACCCCATGATCTACGATCTTAGGTTCAATGATCCGTACGCAGCGCAAGCTCTTCTTAAGAATGCAACTCGCTACCACGATGTCTACGTCTCGGGCGGTGCCACCCCTATGAACGAAGATGATGAGTGGGAGTGGGAAGAAGAAGACGAGGACGACGGGGATGGGGATGTATTATCTGAATTTGATGAATGAGCGTTAGAATCCCCGCACAGGGGTGGGAGCCGAGACCGTATCAGCTCAGCCTACTGAAGTACATGTCGCAGAAGAAGCGGTCGCTACGTGCGGTCGTTGCATGGCACCGACGTGCTGGTAAGGATCTGACGTGTGTCAACATCACTGCAATCAAAGCACTGCAGCGTGTAGGGACGTACTGGTATGTCCTACCGTACGCTAACCAAGCCAGACGTATTGTCTGGAATGGTATGACAGGTGAGGGTAAGAAGTTTATTGACTACTTCCCCAGAGAGATAGTTGAAAAGAAGAGTGAGCAGGAGATGCGCATTCATCTTAAGAACGGTAGCGTTATTCAACTAATGGGTTCTGACGACCCCGACAAAATGGTTGGTGCGAACCCCGTCGGCGTGGTGTTCTCGGAGTATAGCATCTCCGACCCCAGCGCGTGGCAGCTGATCAACCCCATCCTTGCAGAGAACGGCGGGTGGGCTCTGTTCAACGGTACGCCCCGTGGCGAAAATCATTTCTACAAGCTACTCTTGCGTGCTCAGTCGGAGGGCAGCTGGTTCAGCAGCCACCTGTCGGTCAAAGACACGAAGGCGATACCCGCCGATGAGATCCGCAAGGCTCGCAGTGAGCTGAACAACGAAGCAAGGTTTCAGTCCGAGTATATGTGCTCGTTCAAAACGCCAGTCGAGGGAGCCTACTACGGCAGCCAGATCAACAAGGCGTACAAGGACAAGCGCGTTGTAGAGACGATTGCGGTAGATCCACTACTTCCAGTGCACACAGCGTGGGACTTGGGTATGGATGACGCGACAACCATTTGGTTTTTCCAGCTGTTCAAGAGTGAGATTCGTATAGTGAACTACTACGAGAACAGCGGGGAGGGTCTGCCACACTATGCCAGGCACTTAAATGTGTGGGCAAACCAGAAGGATGTGACTTACGGCAAGCACTACGCCCCGCATGATATTAAGGTGCGAGAGCTGGGGACTGGTAAGTCACGGCTTGAGACAGCCAGAGGACTGGGACTCAAGTTTACGACAGTCAAGAAGCTGTCAATTATAGATGGTATCGAAGCCGTGCGTAACCTCCTAAACCGATGCTGGTTCTCCAAGGGAACCTGCTATGCGGGGATTGAGGCACTAAAGGGATACCATAAGGAGTTTGATAGCTCACGTGGTGTATTCCGCAAGACACCAGTGCACGACAAGAACTCTCACGGAGCTGACGCTTTCCGTACATTAGCGGTTGGACTTAAGCAGCCCAGCTTTGGCAAACGCAAGACCACGAATGAGTACCAAGTCAAAAGCCTCAGTTGGTGAGTATCACAGATTATCAATGTACCAAGAAGCTTGCGTCCTGTACAACACACAGGGTCAGGACTTCGGAGCATTGTTTCATGAGATAGTAGATTCTCCCAACGGTGAACAGAAATATTTTTTCGGGGGTCCCGATTATCTTTTGCTTGGTATGGTCAAGGAGGACAAGGAGGGATTATACTGGCATGTGTGCTACGCAGCTCATAGGAATCCAGAGTACACCGTAGCTAAGTTCATAGAACTTGCACCTTTTCCGCTTGACAGGATAGAATTTTGCAGGTATCACAAGATGAATATCGACTCTCCATTTAAATTTTATAAGTGGGAAACATTTAAACGTATATCAAAATATGGGCAGCAGACCTAAACCACCACCACCCCCGCCTCCACCGCCTCCAGCACCGCCCCCACCGCCCGCGCCTGTGGCACGTCAGCCGATTGCAAAGCCAACTCGTCCGACACGGAAGCTAACGACTGGAACGTTGTTTGGTATGGGGAGTGTATTACCGCGCCGTAAAAATCAGCAGAGTAAGAAAACGCAAGGTCGATCACCTCTAGGTGGCGGTGGCGGTTTGTATGGTTAA